GGTATCACCCGAATTACATCTCGAAAATATGGTGTACATACTGAAATTCAAGGCGAAGATGAGGCTATTGCCCGTTATTATCCATCCACAGTTGATGGTAAGATTGTAGGATTTAAGAAAAGGGTTATACCTAAATCCTTCGTTGGAATCGGCAGCACAAAAGCAACAAATGAGTTGTTTGGTCAATCTGTTTTTGAAGCTGGTCAAAAGTACCTTGTCATTACGACAGGTGAAGAAGATGCTATGAGTTTTGCTCAAGCTCTATATTCTGAGACAGAGAAAAACGGAGAAAAGACGCAATACTGGACGCCTTGTGTTAGCGTTACTTGTGGTGACGGTAGCATTATCAAGCAACTCAAGGCAAATTTTGAGTATGTAAATTCTTTCGAGAAAGTTATTCTTGCTTTTGATAATGATGATTCAGCACAGCAATATGTTGAAGAAGCGGCTCGGCTACTGAGTCCCGGTAAGGCTTACATTGCGAAGTTTCCAGCAGGTGTAAAAGATGCCTCTGATATGCTTCGGACAAATCGTGTTGCTGAGCTTAAGCAAGTATTCTGGAAAGCCGTCCCATTCAGTCGTGTTGATGTACTACATCTTAGTCAGATGTGGGAAGATTTTGAAAGCGAGGATAACAACGTAAAAATCCCGCTTCCTTCTTCATGGTCACACCTGAATGAGATGATGAACGGGGGTATGGAGAAGGGTGAAATCACGATCATAGGTGCCTTAACAAGTATCGGGAAATCCACAATTATTAACAATGTGGTGTACCATCTGATCGAGAACACTCGATTCAAAGTTGGTGCCATGTATCTTGAGGGAACCAAACGAGAAGTTGTGCGCGATCTGTTGTCACTTGACGCTGGTGTAAACCTTCGGACTGCTGATCGTGCAACTATTGATTTGGAGGGGTTGAAAAATCGCTTCTTTGAAAATCTTGCAAAGAAAGATCAGTTTGTTTATGTTGACCACCAAGGTAGTATCTCAACGGATGAGATTTTTGATAAACTGAGTTATTTGGCGAAGGCTGAAAATTGCGATGTTATTATCATCGACCCTGTACAGGCTGGTGTGAACAGTAGTGACAACGGTGCCATTATTGAATTTATGGACACATTGTTAAAGTTCGCTAAGGAAACGGATACTTGTGTGATTGCGGTAAGTCACATGAAAAAGCCTTCTGAAGAGAACCCTCACGCTGTAACGGAATACCAGCTCATGGGTTCCTCGTCGCTGAACCAGATTGCGTTTAATACAATCCTGATTAGTCGAGATAAAATGAATCCAGACCCCGTTAAGCGGTCGGCAACAAAGCTTCAGTTGGTTAAGTGTCGTCGCACGGGTAACACGGGTGATGCTGGATGGTTGCGCTACGATGCACACACCACACACATGTATGCAACTTCTGACCCATATATCGAATTGGAGCCATCACTTGCTGTTGATATCAGCAACGAAACACAGCAACCTGTTGATTTTTGAAATAAGGAGGAGTAAAATCCTCCGTTTCAATTAAGGAGGTAGATTTGGAAAAGAAATTCTTCAAGGGTGACTGGATTTTTGACTTGGAAACATATCCGAATACTTTCACTTTCTGTGCTGTCTATGCGAACGGACAAGGTGTTCGCACGTTTGAAATTAGTGATCGTAAAAGCGAGCTGAATGAGATGCTTGATTTTCTCCGTAAGGTGAAAGGTAATGGTCATCGTTTGGTTGGTTTTAATAACATTGGTTTTGACTACCCTGTTCTGCATCATATTTTGCAGAAGGCCCGGCTTGCTTTTGCTGACAAGTCTGTTCTGAGTATTGACGCAAAGGAGATTTATGATGTTGCGATGGGTTTGATTAATAGTCAGAAAGATGAGAAGTTCGGCAACACTATCAAAGAGTCGGAAGTAATTATTCCGCAGGTTGATCTTTTCAAGGTTCACCATTTTGATAACAAAGCTCGGGCAACGAGTTTGAAGATGCTTGAATTCAACATGCGCTCTAATAATATCGAAGACCTACCTTTTCCTGTAGGGAAACCTCTTTCGAATCAAGAGAAAGAAACGCTTTTGAAATATAACAAGCATGATGTGATGGAGACGTTGAAGTTCTACTGGTATTCGTATGACGCTCTGAAACTGCGTGCTGAGCTATCCGAACAATTTGGGTTTGACTGCACAAACTTTAACGACACTAAGATTGGTAAAGAGTTGTTCATTCGCACTCTTGAAAAAGAGAGTCCGGGTTGCTGTTATACAACTGGTAAATATGGAAGAAAGATCAATCAAACCAAACGGAAAAAGATCGTAATTAAAGACTGTTTGTTCCCTTATATTCAGTTTGATCGACCCGAATTCCGAGCTGTCCATGAGTGGTTCAAGCGTCAGGTAATTACAGAAACTAAAGGCGTGTTCAGTGATCTACTTGAGCACCAACTTGGTGATGTTGCCAAGTATGCAGAAATGGTAGTAAAGAAAAAGAAAATTGGAAGTCAAAGCGATTGTATTAAGTATGGCTTTGATGATTGGAAGGGGGCAAGGAGTAAAACCTATTATCCTACGGAGCAGCAGATCGAAGATTTGAAAAAAGAACAACCTATGGGTTGGATTGAAGAGAAGGAGTTGAAAAGTCCAAAAGGGGCAAAGAGCTATTATTGGTGCTACAATGTTGCTGAAACTCTTAACGTGGTGATTAACGGATTTCGTTATGACTACGGTGTTGGTGGTATTCACGGAGCAATCCAAGGAACCATCCGAACCACAGCAAAACGAACAATCCGAACTCTCGACGTTTCGAGCTACTACCCCAACATGGCAATTGCAAATAAAATTTATCCTCAACACCTAGGGGAAACATTTTGTAAGGTATACAAGGATTTGTATGTTGAACGTAAGCGTCAACCTAAGGGATCGGCAGCGAACGCCGCACTTAAACTTGCCCTAAATGGGGTGTATGGGGACAGCAACAACGAGTTTAGTCCCCTCTATGACCCTGCTTACACAATGTCAATTACAATCGGTGGCCAGTTGTCTTTGTGTATGTTGATGGAGAAGCTTATTAATCACTGCGATGCTCGTATTATCATGTGTAACACTGATGGTTTCGAGTATGTTGTAGATAACGAGATGATTCCAGAAGCTGACAAATGGGTGAAGTGGTGGGAGCGTGTAACAGGTCTTGAAATGGAAGGTGACACTTACGCCAAGATGTTCATACGAGATGTTAACAATTACATCAGTGTAACTCAGTCAGGCAAGGTGAAGCTGAAAGGAGCCTATGAATACATGGACTATGACAAGCTCGGATGGCACAAGAATCATTCAGCAATGGTGATTCCAATGGCAGTAAAAGCTCATTTGGTTGATGGTGAAGATTTTGAAGAATTTATTCGTCTTCATGAAAATAAATTTGATTTCATGCTTCGCACTAAGGTTCCTCGATCCTCCAAGCTTGTAATGGTTATAGACGATGAGGATGTTGAGCAACAAAACATCTGCCGTTATTACCCTGCTAAAGAAGGTGGGAAGTTGATTAAGATTATGCCTCCTTTGGTTGAGGGAGGTGAGTGGAGGCGTTTGGGGATTGACACTGACTGGACTGTGAAAACGTGTAACAATATTGCTGATTTTAATTGGGGTGTTGATTACAACTATTACATTCAGGAGGCACAAAAACTGATTGATGCTGTTAGCGAGGAAGTTACTAATGTGTGAAAGTAAAGAAATTTGGAAATACGTTTGTGATCCTGTTGTTCAGGATAGATATATCGTGAGCAATCTAGGAAGAGTTTATGATCTAGAGCTTGACAAATACCTTAATTTCTTTGATAATGGCGCCGGCTATAAGGTCTATGGGTTACGACGTAAAGATAAAAGCAATGTTGCCATTCGTTACGTGCATCGTCTTGTAGCGCTTGCTTTTCTAGAGAATCCTGAGAACAAGCCGCAAGTGGGTCACAAGGATCACGATAGGTCAAACAACGTAGTGGAAAATCTTTATTGGACAACTCAGAAAGAAAATACCCGCGATGGTATTGAGGCTGGTAGGATCAACGCCAAGAAACGACCAGACACGAAGAAGCTCACCAAAGGACAAGTTTGTGAAATTGCTCTTCTTGAGCATCAGGGGTTGGGTGTTAACGAAATTGCTGTTAAGCTTGGTTTTCCGAGGACTACAATTTCTAGTGTCTTCAATGGGAGAAGTAATTGGGAATTGTTTGAGTTTGCGAGAGAAGAAATTAAAAATTCCCTTGACAACCCCTAAAACATGCTTCACAATGTACACACATTAACAGAAAGCCTTGAGGGCTGAGGAGAGAAGAGATGGCATCTGTAACTAAAACAATCACCGAGAATGTTGGAGAAATTCAGAAAACAACATCTCTGTATTTCGCTTCATTTGAAGATTTCATGGAATATGAGCGTGTTGTTAATGGAAGTGTTGCCGATTCTATGGATTTTGAGGCGGAGGATAGCGTAGAAGACAATGAAGGTTGGATTGAGAATACAGGAGTTCGTCCTGTTGCAGGTAATGTGGAAGTGCAAGTAATGCTTCGAGGAGATGGATTTGTAACTCAAGGAACTGCTGATAGCTACTACTGGCATACCAGTAATAACACTGCCGGAGACATCATTAAATATCGTATTGTGGAGGAAATCTAAATGAACATTGAAAAGATTAAAGCATGGGCTACAACAGATGAGAAAGGAAATGTAATTGCTTTGTGTGAGACACGCGATCAAGCGCGTTCTCAGCTTCGTTATGCAAAGCGTCATGGACACACTAAATTTAAGCTTGTTAAGCTTTCATTTGACAGTTTTCAACGATAAGGAGAATTAATATGTGGTTTATTTTGGGAATGATGTTCCTGATTATGTTTGGGCTGAAGCTTGCAGGAATTGCTACGATTAGCTGGGTTGTTGTCACTGCTCCTTTGTGGGCACCAGTGGTGGTTGTGGCCCTTCTGTACGTATGCGCTACGATGTATTTTAAGAGCAAATAATTGATTATTCTCTTGACTAAAAGAGAAAAGTTTGAAACAATACACAGCTTCAACGGAGGGGAAATTATGGAGGTAATTAATTTGACTGTCTAAATCTGATGTAAACGCACGCAACAAACGTAACAACAAATGTATTTTCAAAAGAAAGAGGATTTAAACATTATGGCAACTGTAAACAACTGCACCTTCATCTACACCAAAATCCAATCTCCGGTTAAGGCTTATAATCAAGTCGATACCGAGTGGTCTGTAGATGTTGTGATGAGTAAAAAAGACGCGAAGGCTATCAAGAAGGAGTTTCCTAAGACTTCGCTGAAAGAGTTTGAAAACGATGAGTTTCAAGAAAAGTTTGGTTTTGCTGCTCCTTTCCCAGAACAGGACGAGCAGTATATTCTCAAGTTCAAGAAGTCTCATGTGAAGAATGGTAAAGAAACTCCTGAAAAGTACCGCCCACGGGTGATTCAACAGCTTGCAGACGGTACTCGTGAAGACATCACCTTCACTAAGCTTGTTGGTAATGGCAGTAAGGGTGTTCTCTCGTATCGGATTAAGGAGACTTCTACCTACGGCAATTTTGTAGAGCTGCAAGCAATCCTTGTAACTGATCTTGTTGAGTATCAGTCCAAAGGTGGTGGCGTTACAGACGACTTCGGCGATGTGACCCTTGCCCCGGCACCACAATCTGAACAGGTTGTGGAGATTCAGGGTGATCCGAAGGCAAAGGCTAAGCCACGTCAAGAGCCTACTCCTGAGCCTGAAGACGAGTTCGATACTGAACTACCATTCTGATCTAGAGTGAAACAAAGCCCGTCTGAAATACGGCGGGCTATCTTAGGAGAAATGAGATGAAAACTCTTAGCCTTACAGATGAAGAAGCTTATATCCTTGCTTGTATCATCGGCTATATGAAGCCAGACAGTAAAGTGTACAGTCTTCTAGGGAAGATGGATGCTCTTGTTGATAAAGAGCTTGGTTGTGATGACTACGACCGTCTTAAATTTATTATAGACATTGAGAAGGGTCAAGTGGGTAACGTAGAAATTGTATTTAATTAATTGAGGAGAAATAGAATGGAAGAGAAAGAACTGTTTCAAAAGGCTTACCAAGTAGAATCCGAGCTGGCTATGCTGAAAGACGATCTTAAGGATATCAAGAGCACCTTCACATATCACGCAGAGCACAATAGTTCGGGCCTAGACAAAGAAGTTGTAAAGAAAGTGATGCGTGCGGCCAAAGCTAAGGCTGCTCAAGACAATCTTCGTGATAAAGCAGATGAGCTTAATGAAATTGCCGAGATTCAGGACAAATATTCCTGATTGAAACACAACGGGGCTGTAAATCAGCCCCTTCTTTTAGGAGGGAGGATGAAAAAAGAAGTTACACGAGAATACTTACTTGAGCTATTCAGGTATGAAGCAGAAAGTGGAAACTTGTATTGGTCAGAGAATAGACCGAGGGATCATTTTGCCAGTGAAGGTGCTTATAAAAGATACTTGAACACTAAGTCAGGACGGCTCGCGTTAGCCAAGAAGTCTGTTACTGAAAACTTGACGTACAATTATCTGAGGGTGGGTGAGATTCAGATGTTTGCACACCATATAGTGTGGATTATTGAGACAGGTAGAAGGCCCTACCCGATGTTGGATCATAAAGATGGGGATGGCTTGAACAACAGGATCGTTAATCTAGTAGAGTGTACAAGCAAAATTAACCAGAAGAATACCAAGAAGTACAAGAATAATAAAACAGGTGTTACTGGCGTAGTAGATTATAGTTACCCAGTTGGCAGCTATGAGGTTTTTATAGGTAATAAAAAGCTTGGTAAATTTACAGATTTCTTTGAGGCAGTGTGCGCAAGGAAAAGCGCAGAACTTAGGGAGAATTATAGTGAGAGGAATGGTAGATGACTAAACGTATACTTGTAATTGATGCGGATACGATTTTGTATAGCTCTGCTGCCCAACAACAAACAAATAAGTGTAATGTAATTCACAAAGCCTCTGGACGTGAAAAACTCTTCGATTCTAAAACTCTGTTTAATGACTGGATTAAGAGTCAAGACAAGTGGAGCAAGGATGAGTTTGAATTTCAGAAAGTGAGTGAGTTGGTGGGTGAACCACGCTTTGCATTTCAGAGTATTAAGCAGAAAGTTGAAAACATCTTCAATGTAAGCTACTGTGACGACTACGTTGTCTGTATTGAGGGAGAGGGCAACTTCAGGAAAGATTATCAAACACCGTATGTGGCTTATAAATCACAACGAACGGAGAAGCCCCTGCTTTTCAATGAATGCCGTGAATACTTCCTGAAGAAGTACAAAGATCGTGTTATCGTATCTGTAGGCAGAGAAACGGATGATACCTGTAACATTATGGCTTGGGAAAGCTACAACAAAGCTTTGAAGACACGAGACAAAGGGCAAGCCAACTACGTTATTAGTTACGTGGATAAAGACATCAAAGCGAATAGCCGAGGCTTTCTGTTGAACTACAACAAGCTTGAAGATGGAATCTTTTGGAACGACGGTCTGAGTCAAACAAGAGCTTTCCTTACACAATGCCTGGTTGGTGATAGTGCTGATAATATTGATGGTGTGAAGTATCTTGCAGATGTCACGAAACAGCGTTATGGAATTACAGTGAAGGGTGTTGGTCCTGCGACAGCAGCTAAGATTCTGGACGATTGTAGGACAGAAAAAGAAATGGCTGATCGGGTTGTTGAAGCTTACATTGAGGCACATCCAGAGGACCACTGTCAGAGGCTGCAAGATATTTCTTTCTTCTTATATCTGCAACGGTATGAGGGTGAAGTATTTGATTGGAACACTTACTACGAGGGGTTGACAGGATGAAACAACCCCCGTGGGTTACACACAACAAAATATGGAAAACTCAATCAAGCTTTATGAGTTTTCTTCGTGGGGGGATTCGTCGGAGCCTTTGGAATAAGTCACCTATTAAGCTGGAGTTTATAAAGAACAACAGAAAGAAGATTCCAAACCCGAACCCTAAAGGACGTGTCAGCGAAGTGTGGGGAGCCACTTGCTACATTTGTGGACAAGATTTTCCTCTGAACAACGTAGATGTTGACCATCTGGAAGGCAACCACAGCTTGCGTAGTATGGATGATCTTCAAAGCTTTATTGAAGCGATTGTTTGTGTTACAGAGGATCAACTAGGTTTCGCCTGTAAGGAGTGCCAC